GAGTCGTAGCAGTGGTACTCAGTCGGTTTTTTGCTTTTTGCTTGATTCAATGGCTTCACTTCAAATCCTCCGCTGTTAGTTTAAAGTGCTTTGCAATTGCTATTGCGTGCTCTTTAATTAGCAATGCATCCGCATAATTTCCGTTTGCGTCCGATACTTCAATCTGCAAATCATCACCAGCCCAACTAGGATTATTAAATAATATACGGCAATCTTTAGCTTCATCACTCCACTCATGCTGTGCTATGTCGAATTGCTTTGTTGAACCGCTCATTTTCTCGCTCCTTTAATTAAATCATTGGTGCTTAAACCACTACTAATAAACAGCTTAGCTCTCTTACACCCAAGAACATCATTGATATATCGCTCAGGCTGCCAATAAAGCCAAGTTGAAAAATCAACAGCTGCAATATTGTATGGTTTAAACCCGCAATCACGCCATTTTTTACCTTTGTATCTTTTTAGTGCTTTATTCATTCTCACTACTCCATTAATTAACTTACCCACACTCTAGCACATAAAATCACACCAAGTGGTCGTACCACTTAGGGCAAAGATTAGTGTTATAGTTTAGGAAATTAATTAGGAGATAAAGAAATGAAATATCCGTATATTGGTAAATTAAAATCAGACAACTCTGGCATCGTGTTGTTTTGCAGTGACAGCTTTGGCGCTCAATTAAACTGCAAGGGCAGTGGGTGGAGGAAAGATGATATTGGGGTCTACTCTGCTGACGATGATTGGGATGAGGATAAATTCAAAAACATCACCACAGAATACCTAGCCAACACTTACGGCGAGGTTAAAAGCAAAGAGCATGCAGAGTTTATTAAGCTGTTAGCTGAGACTAATAAAATTCCTTGCGCCGTGGTTAGCATTGATATGAATTATACGATGTTCTATGTAATTGATGGATGCCTATTCTTTTGTCTTAAGGAGATTGATGTTGTTGGCGATTACAAGAAAATCACCATCCCATTACCGCCTGAGTGTGAGAGTGTGGATGAATGGCCTAAAGTTGGCGATGAGGTTATGTTCACTGATTTGCTACAGCATTATGATGCTTACAGGGATAATTACTGTTTAAAAACATCCAAGGTTATTGCTAGATTCAATACAGAGCAAGGTGAGTTTATAACAGTGCACAGAGAATACTGCGCCGTAATGACTGTTAGGGTTGACATGGTCTTGAAGGATGGTGCTTTGGTGAAACCAAAAACACCAGAGCAAGAGTTGCGTGATTTTATATCTCTACTTTGGGATGAAAATAATCACGACTTCGATATGTTTTTAGATATAGTTACCGAGCATGTTATTAAAAGCCGCAGTAACGGCTAATCCCTTAAATTTAATTCACTAATAGGCAGCGGGTTTAGGTATTTATCGGTTAGATTGGCAAGGCCTAATTTACCAGATAAAAATAAATCCGCTCCTTTCTTTCCTAGCGTATCAATAACAAAGCTTTTAGGCTGGCCTCTCAGCCATTTTGCAAAGGGAGTCTGCGCATCAATCTGCTTACCACCTTCCGCACCTTTGGATGCTCTAGTGCCTTCTAGCTCGGTTTGACCTTTTAGTAGATAAACAATTACGGTTCTGCAATTGTAATGATATGGCGGGTAACCAATCGGTGATTTGCCAGCCTTCCAACCCTTTGAGTATTTAGCTGTAACTGATATGCAAATGTTAGAAGTTTGGCTGTCAAACGTAACCACAGGAACTTCTCTGGCGATTATATCAGAGTTATCAGCCGCCATTAAAAGAGAAGCTTGCTGCGAATAATGCCTTACACCTGTGCGTATTAGCGCCTCTGCATCCCTTGCCAACATGTCGTTATTTAAAGCTCTGAACCTTTGCGATAACTGATTTAACGTAGGTGCAACGCCTGTCCTGTTTGATTCATTATAAGCGGCGGTGATGATGTTGTTGTATTCTTTTGACATTGACTCTTGATAGCCACTAACAAACTGCGCCCACACACCTGATGGTTTACGCTTACCTGACTCAAGCGTCATTATTGATTCACGGACGTATTTATTAATCTTTGATTCACTAGGCACGTTCAAAACAGTATCGGACATTACACCAAGTGCAGCGGCTTGATATGCAGCCTCATTAACTGCAATAGCGCTCATGCTTGTAGTGGCTGCAGTGAAGCCTTCTGATAATTGCTCATTGATAGCTTGCGTAACAGCTCTGTTAACTCGATTTAAGTCTTGTAGTGAATTAATATCGCCATAATCAGCAATAGCTAATCTAGCCGCTCTGTAAGCCGAATTAATAGCAGGATAAACATCATCCTTTAAAATCCCGCCAGCTAAGCGAGATAAATAAACTTGATGCTTGTTTTGTTTTTCTAGGTAAGAATCAGCCATAAAAAAGCCCAGTGGTTAAACTAGGCTTAGTATAGCATGGTTGTAAGAGCTAAAGAATTGTGATTCCATCAAGATGATCTATTTCGTGCTGAACGCAATATGATAGCAAGCCTCTGCAATTCTTCTTGATTGGATTCCAGTTTCTATCAAACCCAGTTACAGTGACAGCATCATCGCGCTTTATTTTTGCTGTGCGATTAGGAAATGACAAACAACCCTCATTGCTAAGTTTAATCTTTCTTGATTTTCTGGTTATCACAGGGTTGATTATTTCAGTGCGAAAACCTTTTACATCAACCACAATAACTCGAATATCAAGCCCAACCTGATTAGCTGCCAAGCCAATACCTTTTGATTTATCCATAAGGCTAAACATTTCATCTATAATTGCGGAAATATCTTCACCCAGCTCAACTGGCTTTGAAATTGTTTTTAGCGTTTTATCTGTAAGTCTCATTTTCTCATTCTCAAAT